ATGGCACTTAGTAACGAATGGGAATATATGCACCTGACTCCAATCGGTTGGGTTCAAGGTAGTACAAAGCTAGACTTTCAAGGTAAAAAAGATGTTCCTGTGCCAGATGATGCTGTTTTTAGCGTTTATCGAAAAGTGTATGTTGGCGCTATCGGTGCGAAACCAGATATTACAGAAGAGACAAAAAATATTTCCAATGATTTACAGTTAATTGAAAAAATGTTAAAAAAATTCGGTGAGCCTAAATTTAGTGTATAAGTGCCTAATTTATTTAAAGAGGTCATTATGATTAAATCTAGCATTGGGGTTTTATTACTCGTAATAGCTATAATTTTTTCTTGGCTTAAATATCCAGAGTTAGTTCAATTAGCTTTTCAAACTAGCGTAGACAGTAATGAAAAGCGAGCATTATTTGGTGATTCTTATGGTTCCCTTAATACCTTATTTTCAGGGTTAGCCTTTGCCGGAATTATAGTATCAATATTTCTTCAATCACAAGAACTGAGATCAACTCGAGCTGAAATAAGAGCACAGAAAGATGAGTTTCAACTGCAAACTAAAGCTATGGATAAGCAAGTCTTTGAAACAACCTTTTTTCAGTTACTTTTACTCCATAACGAAATAATACAAGCTCTCAATATTGAGAGGGGTTTTGGGTCTAGTAAGGCTCCCGTTCATGGGAGGGACGTATTTTCGACTCTTTATCAAGAGAGGTTCGTCAATGGCACTTTTTTGCATGAGTTTAAACACCTGCCTGGTAGTGACGAAAGCTTGTACTCTAATGATATTAATGGGCATTATCTTAAATTCCATAAGGTTTATGGTCACATGGTCGGGCATTACTTTCGAAATATTTATCAAATTCTAAAGTATGTTGACTCATCTAAAGTTGAAGATAAAAAGTTTTATTCGAACTTACTGCGAGCCCAACTTTCAGACTATGAACTTGGTTTATTGTTTTATAATTGCCTAAGCGACTTGGGGAATGAGATGTTTAAACCTCTTATTGAAAAGTACGAATTTTTTGAACATTTACACCAACTCGAAGGAATTGAAAATTGTGAAATCGGTGAATATAAAAAAGGAGCATTTGGTAAAACGAACGCGCATATGATTAAAGTGTGTGTCCAAAATACGCGATAAACTAAAAGTGGGATAGGAGAGTCATACCTTTTTCTCGGTACCTTACAATAGGAATTCATTACCATGATTTGGCATTTTGGGTTCTTATTATGCGGATGGTAATTCCCTAAGGTCTGCGTGAAGTGTTACTTGAATTTGGCAGGCACCCAAGGCTTCGCTGGCATGCGGCGGCCGCCACGAAATGGCAACGGATGCTCCTTAGGTGGGTAAAACTTTGGGGAATCAATTCGACCGTGGCGTTCGACGAGCTGACGATGTTCATCGCGCCAATACGCAAAACTGAGCAATTCTTTCGGATTAAACTCGCGTCGTTCTGGCGTGATCAAAGTGGCACGGTCAAAGTGTATCTTAAATCCATTCCAACGATGATCTAAGGGCAAATAACCGCGAGCGTGGATGTTCATCAATTTTTCGGCCATCGGGTTCACAGGGACTTCACCTGAGAGCCAGCGTTGGACCGTGATCGGTTGAACGTGAAAAAAGGCCGCGGCGTCGTGGATATCATCAAAGTGATGATGCACGAGATCCGCAAAGTGTGGCGTGAGCATGTGATCTCCTTCAAAAATTAAGATAAGCGTGCAAAGTTTTTTTCCTCCTCATAAAGTGTGTTTGTAGTAGAAAGTCTCTGGAAACGGCGACACGTCAGCGTAAGAATCAGAGACACGAAAACCAAGTATAGCCAACAATATCAAACTCAACGCGCATAAACGTGCAGACAAATTCCATAAAACCAACGACATTAAGGACTTAATTCGGCGTGGTGTGCAAAATCCACAAGGACTAAGGTACTGAAACCTCTCAGATTTCACGTGCCATCACTGCGTATTATGTCTGATTATGTTTAATGGTGCATATCTTATAAAATCAGTGCAACCTCTTGTATTTAGAGGTTTTATCATTGAAGTATCGCGAAATGAGTAAGAATTACATTTTTCGAGAGTTAGAGTGCCAAATGACGAAGGAAGAGGTTGCTGAACTGTGTTTTAAAACTGTGAGAACAGTCACAGGTTGGGATGAGGGAAAACCAATACCTCCCGAATGCAAAAGACTTATGCGGATGGCCAAAGGTAGAGAACTTAGCATTAGTGAAGATTGGGTGCAGTTCAAAATGTTATACGACAGAATGGAGCTGCCGACAGGCCAAGTGGTTAGGCCGCAACAAATATTGGCAGGAATTGCACTATTGGGGATTCAATCTGAGTTAGAAATTAAGACTTCAACACATTTACTGGGTCTTGCTAGAGCGATAGCGAGTATCAAGAAATAGGATTAGAAAAGTATGGTTTTCTCAAGGCCAATTCAAAGCCTAGTTACCTTAGTGCGCACGAAGTAATCTTTGTTGATAAGGTTGTTTTGACTGGAGTGAAGACACGTCCTGTTTAGATGTCCAGTCCTCCTTTTTGGTCATATCAAGGAGAAGGAAGCCGAACCTATATCGAGTGGGTTCGGCTTTTTTATATACAGGTTGATCTAAAGCCAATTCAAAACTTAACCTTTGTTGTCTGGCTTTGTTGATGTTGATGGAGTGTCGCTAGTATTTTGTTTCGGCGAATGTATTTTACTGAGAGTCTTTGATAACAAAGCGACATCTTTAATTTGCTGCACCATATCAGGAACATTACTAACGTCCGCTTTTCCATCAGCTGGGCCATAAAAGGTTTTAACCAAATCTTGCTTTATAGTCGTTTTAACTTCTGCTGGGACATCTTCCAAGAACGCACCAATTGAGCCTAACTGCACGCCTCTGTTTCTATAAACAAGTTCTTGTTTTCGATGGTAAGCTGACTCTTTGAGCAAATAAACGGATGGCGAACTAAACAAGATGATGGTTAAGAACCTAATCAAATATCCTGAGACATCACTAGGTAGGGTGACAATCGCAGAGTAAGCACCCTCCTGATGTTCAATTGATACGAAAAACAGTACAAATGCTAATAACGGTAACAGCATCGAACTTAAACCGTAACGGCGAAGGCTATCTGCCTGTTGCCTCTGATAGTCTGCATTGGATATATCGGATTTTGCTCGTCTAAACTCGCTTAATGAGCCTAGTACTTGAGTGAGTTTATTTTTTTGATTAGCAAAACTTTTAACTTCAACTTTAATTGCCTTCTCTAGTTCAGAGTTTAAGCTTACGACTCTCGCGTCTAATGAGTCTTGTATATCAGTGATTTCATTTACTAATTTGTCCTCAAGTGAACGTATGGCTTGTCCTAATTTTGAGGTTTCTGAACTGACTTCTTGCTCAAATGAATCAAGTAACTTTTCTTTATTAGCGTCTAGTTCTAATTTTGCGGAGTTTCTTAACTCGGTTAGTTCTTTAGAAGCTTCAAGAGCTGCGCTCTTAATTAAGTTGATGTTGTTTAATTCAACTTGTTTTAGCGTAGTTGACAATTCATTCTGCTCATCGTTAATTTCTTTGAGTGAATGAGTTAGAAGCGTAACCTCATCGTGCATTTTCTTTATCGCTGGCGGTGTGAGGTTAACCATGTAGGGCTTAATATCGTTTTTGTATTCTTCAAGTCTGTCTTTAAAAGACTCCCAAACGTCCTCAGGAATACCTAAATCTGAAATCTTCATTCCATCCCGAAGGTTGAAAGGAACCCATACCGACAGATTCATTAGTTTGGTATCTACTTTTTGCAAGTGGAAAAACTCATCTGCGTAAGAAAGCTTTGGATAGGCTTCAATGAAAGCTTTTAACTCATTAAGTAGGCTAGCTAGGTCAATTCTAAGTTTTTTTAATTGCTTAGTCTCACCTTTAGGTATCTCAAATGTTTCTAAATAAGATACGAATTTTTGACTACTTAATGAAATTTCATATCCAGACTTTACCGCTTTTGTTTGGGTCATGCAGAGCTATACCAATAGTAAGAATAATATTCGTGTAGTTTATATTCAATTGAGTATATAACAATGAAAATGTTATATGAGGTTGATTAATAGCAATAAATTTAGCATTAAAACGAAAAGTGGTTAGGTCATGAGTACCGTGAAGGTTGATAGTTTGGTCGAATTTACCCCCGTGATACAACACGGGGGTTGGCTTCCTCCCGCCGCGCTCGTCCTCCTCAGTCTTCGTCGTCCTCACTTGTTGTCCGTCAGCACTGAAAAGAGATCCTTTTCGACACTCAAATGATCTTAAAGAAAGCCAGTGAACACAAAAAAGCCTTACCGATGTGGTAAGGCCTTAAAGAGCGATTCTGGCAGGATGAGGGAGGGTGCTACTTAGATTGGCATTGGCAGTTAGAAACACTCGCCAGATAAGACATACGGACTAATAACCTCTACGGTGTGGCTCGGTGCCTCGTTCGCGCTTCGCACTCTCTTATCCCTGCGGGGCTAGTTAGAACAAACTTACATCAGCTCGACTCACTTCTGGCAAAGTGGCCGCGGCAGCTGCGTAAGGCTTACATGTTATCAACTTCGACAGCTGGCCTCTGTTCAGCTTCAACAAGCAATCATCAATCCGGTCAAACGTAATGTCATAAGCTTTTAGAAAGTGTTCGTTTACCGAGTAGAAACCATCGAGCGCTTCCACCTCGATGCTAACGTGACGTTCGATAGAGCCATTTTTAATAGCGAAGTTCACACCCGTTACAAACGCTTTCTTGATTCCCTCAAAAGGAAGCACCTCAGCTATAGGAACATGAGAAAGGCTATCTTTGTCAGTGCCTTTACTGCTATCCCCACTAGAAGATACATCCCCAGAAGTTTCACTATTTTTTCTAGGTAGTGTTTCACTTTGCTTAGGAACGGCAGTTGAAGACGTTGCTTGTCCCGCTTCCTCCACCGTCTCAGTAGTTTCAAAATAACGATTGGATAAGTCATAGATTATGTACCCGAAACAGAATATGGATAAAAGGAAAACCAAAATAGCTTTAGGGCTACGAAAAAGCGTATTCATAGCGAGTTGTTGTTTGGCGCTGCCTGTCCCCGTAGATTTGTAAAGTAGGAAAGAGTCTAGAGGGATTTTTTGGTTGGTTAAGTTAACGTCTTTCTTTTTGGGAATGACCGGTGTTGATACCGATTTGTCATGCTTCAAGATATAGGGATTTCGTTTCGTCCAGAAAAACTGATCGCGTCCCTTATGAAAGAAGTTTTGGTTTGCACATGCCTTGATTCCTGAATCGATTTGCTTCCAGTCAGGTGAAAGCAACTCGATATCCCAATCATACTTTCGGTGCCTCATGAATCCTTCATTGAAGCTGTGAGGATAGATAATTCTGCCTTCAGAATCGTACTCAGCAATTCCTCTATCATCGATTTCAGAATCTTGTAACTCGTCCATGTTCGCAGGGGTGTAACGAGAGTTAAAAAAGCGTTCGTAGTCTTTAGGTAATAAACCGTCACGAGGCGATTGGGTGATGAAGTCAGACAAAGGTTTGTACTTCACTTTGCGTATATCGAAGCCAACGTTTTTAGAGAAGATATCCTGACATTCATCAATAACAATCAGAGCGCCAATAGGGCACCAACAGAAAAAGTGCGTCCATAGGTGAACGCCAGATTCGTCCCTAGAGCTAATACGAAAGAGTTTAGCGGTGCTAGGAAACTGGATATTAAATCGTTCTTCAATGACGTTTAAGGGCTGCATACCCTCGATGTTAGTTACAACTGTTCTACCTGCTTTTAGAGCTTGATAGATAGAGAAGTAAGCCGTGTATGCAGATTTGTAAGAGCCGTTAGCCCCCGTTCTTATGGTAATAGCCATTATCTAGAGAGCCTCATTACTAAAGCGGTAGTGAAGAAGTTAGCCCAGACGGCAAGGCCTTGAGGGACGCCAAACTTAAACGCATAGAATCGCAACTCGTCAGGCAAAGCATTAAAAGCTTTGGACAAAATGTCGTTAAAGCCGATCTCTTTTAAGAGGATTTGAGCCGAGTTGTAAGAGAGCTTGATAAACTCCAATTCCGCTTTTAACTTCATCTTAATCATGAAAATCTGAATGTATGAAAAGAGGTCTAGCGTCATTTGGGGGATAGCTTTAAAGAAGTCAGTGATGAATGACATCTGTAAGCTAATCCAATCAATAAAAGAGTAGATGTAATCCATAACTAATCCTTACCTAACATTCTGATTCCAGATAAAACAAACAAGAACATCACAACAGCTGAGATGAGTGTGGCGTTATCGAGTAGGGCAGAGAGCACGCCCGATTTGAAAGAGCGTTCAGCATGGTTAACATTGAGATTTAAGGAGTGCTCTTTGTAAGTACCGTTGTTGAAAGAGCTGGTATCGATAGAGAATAGCGCTTTGAACTTTTCAAATTCGTCGGTCATTTCTTGTTTGATTTCTATGACTTCGTTTTGAACTTCAGCAATTTGGTCTGGAGTGACAATAAACCCTTCGCCATTGAAACTAGAGCTAGGCTCAACGAAGTTATTATTGTTAGTGATGCCGTTGATTAGTTCGTCAATCTTACCTTCAACCCCAGACATATCGCCCGTTTCAAGGCCGTCGATTTTGTCTGATAGATCAGAAATACTGGACTCGACACCAGATAAATCCGGAGAGCCCAAGGAATCTATTTTTGAATTAACATCTTCAAATTCGTAGTAAAGGCCATCAATCATAGCGTTATTGCTTGAAACCTTTTCTTTGATATCAGAAGTGTCAGAAGCTAGGGTTTTTAGTAATTTATTATTAGCATTTGCTTTTGCTGCATTTCTTAATTGAGTTTTTTGTTGGTCAGTAAGACCAGAGCCAGAGCCGGAAGATTCAATAGCGTCAATAACCGCGTAATGCATACCAGTCATCATCTTACGCTCACTGTCTTGACCTTGCATAAGCTGCTTAACCGTTACTTCATTAAACAAGCTGCTTCGGTAAGCCTCAAGAAGCCAGTCATTTTGGTCTTTAGTCAGACCGCCATCACCACCAGAGCCGCCTCCATTAGAGTTGATTAATTCTTCCAAATCATCAAACCTGTAAAACGTCTGGTTGTAACGGTCTTCCAAACGATTCTTTATATCTTGCCTTGCTGCCCAAACACTTTCTCTAACGGTGTTTTCCAAACCACCTTGAGCAGCAGTCAAAGAATCTATTTTGTGAGCAAAAGATAAGTCGTTAGTCTTTTGAGTATTAATCAGCTCGGCAACCGCTTGATTAAACGCATCTTTAGTTAAGTTCTGTTTACTTAATTCAGAAATGATATGAATTAACTTACTATTGTTAGTATTCAGTTTGTTCATAATGTATCTGTAGTTGGAACAATCTTCAGACTCAACATTACAATTTAGAATCTCTTTAGTTTCTTCTAACAAATCATAATATTCGTCTAGATTGTCAGGAACATTATTGCCATCAGAATCCGTAACCTGGTTGTCATTGCTATAAGGGTTAGGGTCTTCGCCGTTTTTAATGCCGTCACCATCCCAATCTTCTAAATCATCTTGAACGCCATTTTGGTTAACATCACCTTCAAATGGAAAGAGCTCAGGAACGTCACCTGAATAGCGGTTGATTTGGTCAAAGCCACAAGTAGAACCCGTATAATAAAACTTATTAGTCCAGCGTCCCGCTTCAACAGAAATAGAAACTGAACTAGGAGCCATGTTACAAGCAGCACCAGTAGAGCGATCACCAATGCAATAAGAGCGAGGATTATCACCCCATACATAAGAGTCCCACGTTAAATTTTTTCCCGTTCCCTCTAGTATCTTACAAGAACTAACGCAAACGCCATCAACCTCAACTTCACCCGCACCACACTGCAAAGCGTTGGAATTGAAAGCCACAATGACGAGAAGAAGAGAGAGGTATTTTCGATATTGTTTCACTGTAAAACCCCAGATAAGAAAACGCCCCCAAACTAGGAGGCATTGATACCCGTATATACGCCATATACGAATGACATAGCCATAACCACCCCAAACAGGACGGTTACGACTTGAGAGACAATGTCTCCCATTAGTTCCCCATAGAGTTCATGATTGCGCGAAGACCAAAGCCAATCGCAGCAAGACCGATAAGACCAACCACAACCAAACCGTAGTTAGATTGACCAGTCGTTACAGCATCATTAATGGCTTTCTCGACTGCCGTGTTATCAGCAAATGAAGAAGCAGATACAAATGCAGTAGAACCTAAAACCAATAGACGTTTTTTCATGATATTTCCTTTTTTAAGAGTGTGTTACTAAAAGTTGACCCTTAGCCTTTGCCAAGAGTTTTTAAGATTCGTCCTAGCACATGGCCAGAAACGAAAGATAATAAAATCCAACCTGAAACAGCGGTATAGAGTTCACTGTCGATGTTCAAAGACTGAGACGCAGAGACTAAATTGTTGTATTCAGAATCTGTGAGCATTACGAGCTGACAATCAAAGTCGGTTGACGTTCTTAAGTAACCTTGCCGAGTGGTCGTAATGCAGTTCATTGTTCAGCCTTACTTGAAGCGCTTTTTTGACGATTGAGAGAGCCAATTTCAGACAAAAGAAAGTCTCTTTTAACCTCTAAATCACGGATAGTTCTCGTCAGGAGCAAGCGGTCAATCCAATCAATTACAAACGAGCAAACACGACCAAATAGTGAGAACACGACCATGGTAATAATTAGAGCTTCAATCAGTGCATCCAAATCATTGCCAGTTAATTGATAAACGACCGTTTCCATAATTAAGCCTTGTTAGTTTTCATAAAGTTATCGAAGTGCTTTTTGACTTCTTCATCGACAGGAACAAGTTTGTTTACCAAGATATCGAGTGGATCATTTGGGTTAGCACCAAAGCTCAATTCGTATTCACGGTTAGCAACAAAAGCGCGTGATTGGATAAGCTGACGAGCGTAGGCCACATCAATTTTCAGAGCTTGTTTGTTGTAAGGGATGTCAGTTGAGAAACCGATACCAGTTTGCTGAAACTTCTCGTTATCGACTTCTTCAACAGCACGTAGGACAGACAGCTCCGCGAACTCCATATTAGATTTCGGGAAACGCTTGATAGAGATACCAGTTATTGTAGGCATATTCTTGACTCCAAAATTTCGATTTTCTGTTTAGTGTATTCGTCAGGAATGCCTAACGAGGTTTCAAAGTTGGCGCGTCTATGGTGCGTAGGAATGAGCATTCCGAATGCTTCACCCAAGTCACCTTCAGTCATTGCCACAACTTCAGAAAGTGCTTTACCACATTGGCGACGAACCCAAGCAATACGAGCAAAGAACTCAAGACCGGCTTTCTTTTTGTTAAGCTCAATCTTCATCGGTTCAGCAGGGTCGATACTTGCTGAGAAGTCACACAGACCAGCAAAGGCCGAAGCAGGCGAGGCGAGTAGTGCCAAATCACACTTCTTCAATTCCACTTCGTTGCGATACCAAATCACTTCAGGGTCAGCGATGTTTTGCTCGAACTTCTTGTTGTACACACGCCAATAAATTGCAGAGGTACGAGAGCCAACAAGGACAGCTTCCTCTGATAATTCACCGGATTGTGAAACGCGCTTATGAGGAACCATTGTGGGACCACGTCCACGAGAAGCAGTGCGAAATGCTCCCTCATAAAAACATTTCTCAGCATACTTACAGTCAAAGATTCCGGTGTAGTCATCCACGCAGAGATCCAAACGGGCTAGGCGAGTGATACCCAAAAGCGACAACCACCAATGCACCTTTTTGTGTGTGGTGAAGTCGAACAACTTAGCGCAACCCGTACCATTGATTTGTACGTAGACCGTATCGTTGTTGCCGCCAACACCCACCAAACCACATTCAACCGTTCCCGTAGAATCGTAAATCACCATTGAATCTTCATAGCCATGCAGACCACGGCCACGCATAGGAGACAGACGGAAATTAAAGACTTTTGCCATGAACTCATCGAACCTATCGGCTAAAACCTTACGACACTTGTTACGGTGTGACTCAATTGATTTCTCTATAGCTTCTGATGAGTTAAAGCGACCTTTAACGCTTTGCTTTTTAAACTCAGGGAACTGCATGTTGATAAAGTCTTGTTCGTTCGAGTTGTCCAAGTGTCTAAGCGAACCGTACGAAAATGAAAACGCTAAGTGATCCACTTGAACCGGACGAATTTCATCATGGAACTTATGAGGCTTTTTAGATGGCATGGAACACACCCTTAACCAAAAGCTCTTGGTAGTTCTCATCGGTGATTTCGACAATCTGAAATGACACCATGCCGTAATGAACCTCCATGAACTGGAAGAACTCACGCTGAGTCTTAAAGAAGTTATGACCCCAAGGAAAATAGGCGTTGATACCGTGATTGGGTTCGTTGTCGAAGTAGATAGAATCCATAATTAAGCCTCAACCACTTTCATTAGAGGCCAAGCAGGAAGAAGTCTATTGAAAGCGTCTTGAATATCAGCATCAGTCAAAGGCATTGCTTTAGATTTGTTAACCGTAATAACAGGAGTAAGACCAATATCGGTAACTTGATAATGAGAAAGGTATCGAGGGAGAATCCCAGAGCAAACTTGAACGATGTACATAGCAATCCACCTTGAAGCCAAATTAATAACCAGAATTGGTTACTCGGAAGAAAGCATATACACCAAATTTGGTTACTGCAATAAACCAAAATTGGTTACTAATAAGCTATGATTAGGAAAACGGAGGATTTAGCATGTATCAAAATGAACTGATTGAAGCCTATAAAAAGGCTCAAAACTACGTTCAAGACAAGCAAATAGCTATGGATATGAACATTCCACAGCAAAGAATCAGTGATTTTAGGAAAGGTCGTCGCTATCTGTCTGATTCACAAACAGTTTTCTTGGCTGAAAATGCAAAGTTAGACCCGCAAGTAGCATTGCTTGGTTGTCACGCTGACCGCAGTGATAATCCACAGATAAAGCAGATGTGGGAACACATGGCAAAAAAGTTTAACGGACTTAATATGTCAGGCGTTTCAATGGCTTGTGGTGGATTAGCGTTATGGATGATGCCCACTCAAGAAGCCCTAGCCAACTGCGTATTATGTATATTATGTTAA